TCTCTGTGCAGTTAGACGGGCGGGACAATCCAAGTTATGACCCGATATCGACTGCAGATCCAAGAGACACGGATAGCAATAACGTAATTGATCGGGGATGGGCTAACGACTATGACAAGGAGCAGGATTCATTTCACGAGGTAGTGCATGAGATATGGCGAGCGACGGAGGATGCGAACGCGGCTGAGTTCGGGTACACGCAGGGGGACGTGGATGAGATTCACACGAGCGCGCAAGAAGCGCTAGAGGCCATTTGGGACAACAACAATGTTGGAGACACGACAACGGCAACGATGTTCCGCGAGATGTGGGAACGGACCGCCGAGATCCAGGCGAGCGGGACCGTCTCGCAGACGATTAAAGATCAGCTCAATGCCGCAATAGTGGATGTAATCAATAACGCGCTCGGGGCCGGGGGCGGAAGCCTCGCCGAAACGATAGTAAACGCAATCAACGAGGGAGATACGTATATCACAAAGATTGCCCTGGTAGTAGCGGGAGATGCAACGAGCACGCAGATTCAGGATGACGTATCTGCTCCGAGCAAGACGCGGGATCTCGATGACGTGTGGGTATTCCGCTCGAACGATACCGTCGGAAACAAGGTGACCTGATGACAACGCAGATATACACGGATGACGGGGTCCTTGGGGCGGCATGGGACGCGATAGCGTCTGCTGCGGATATGGCTAACGACATGGCTGACATCATGGCGAACCTGAATGCTCTGGAGACTTTCATCGGTTACCCGTTGACTGAATGGGCCGATCCCACGCTCATCTCCCTGCGATGTACAATCACCGGGGATGACATTCCGGAGCCGGGCCTGTACATCACCGATGCAATCAACCGAATACGTGTTCAGGTATTCAGTATCCCCGCTATTTCCGATTGGGGATTCGATCCATCCGTCACAAGCGATCATGTAACTATGCGGGACAATCTTCAGCGTTATCTCGGCGGACCGGCGAGCTGTGATTTCTACAGGCACATATCCTATAAAGTCCACGGGGATTCGAACGAGGACGATCTGTTCGATTGCTCGATTGATACGAGTCCGGATCGGTTGCTCGATACCCATTATCTAGTGGGCGGCAACTACTACACGGCCAGCATGGATCTTGTGGCGATTGACGCGGTGCCCGATGCGGATGCCGATGCAGCGTTTGCGGTGGAGCGGGACTTGCAAACTCTCTTGTGGGATTTGACCATACTCAATCCCGATCCCTTCCCCGGCCCTCTTCATATTCTTAGACTTGGGTTTTATGACGGCATAATTCCGTCGACGGGTGATTGCACCGATGTGGCGGCGATCAGAACAGGGATGGGCGCCGTCTCACCCCTTGCACCAACATACGATGGTCCATTGATCCAAGATGTGACAATCCGCGTATTGGGGTGGCTCGATGAAAACGGCGAGTCTACTACGCCACTATCATTCTGCATATACCATTTAATCCTTGGGCATGATGCTGCACCGGATGGCGACAAGCATTATACCGACGCTTCCGCCGTATCACTCGGGGCGGATTACGTACCGACAATATGGGGGATCGACTTAGAGGACACACCATGAAACGCACACTACTGATACTCTCGATACTACTGCTTACAAGCGCGGCGTTCGCGCAAGATACCGCTACGCCCACGCTCACCAACACGCCGACGCATACGCATACGCCCACGAAGACACCAACGGTGACGCCTACGCCCACGCCCACGGGCGCGGTAGCAACATACGCCATACCGCGGTTTGAGAACGTCTACCTCCACGAGGGGCACATATTCATGGAGGGAACGCAGAGTGCGGATCACAAGACCATCTGGCCGGGCTGGACGATGTACGAACCCGCGACGGACACGCTGTACTCGAACGGGCTGGTGGATTGCGCGTCCGGATATCGCGTGGCGGCTACGCCGATTGCCTCAACGCATCTCTCGGATACTGCACAGATCGGGATGCTCAACCAGGCGGAGACAATAACCTCTAACTGGGTGAACACGGCGAACCCCTGGGCGGTGAACGAGGGCGGGACCGGTGCGGCGGTGTTTGGGCAGTACGGTGTCCTGTACGGTAATGGAACCGGTGCCATCGGTGCAACGGAGGGCGGGGTAGACTACGAGACAGTCCTATGTCACACCGGCGCATCGCCAACGACTGGAGCGCTCACGGATGCTTATGTCCCGAACGCCCTTACCCTTACGGGTTCCAGTTGTGACGGGGCGCTGACGGCGGTGGATGCCACGGGGATCGGATTGCACGACAAGGATGGTGTTATCGGTGTATGGGTTGAGGACGGCGGGCAAGTGGGGATCGGGCCGGGCATGACGGCACCGACTCAGGCGCTAGATGTCAATGGGATTGTGCAGTCGTCAGCGGCGTTCATAGCTGCCAGATCGAATTCAACAGCAACGTTCGCATGTAGAAGCTATGATGACCTAATTGCCAGCGGTGCGTTTTTTGAGATGTTCCACTCGCTTAGTGATACAGTAGGAACAAATACCACAACGACAAACTGGACTCTGCTTGGTCGACTCCAGTTTTATGGCGTTGATTCAGGTGGCAACAAGGACTTCGGAGCCTACATCAGCGCCACGCAGAACGGAGATGCGTCAACGTATGTCCCGACCGCTTTAGTGTTTGCGACTTATTCAGCAAGCGCCGAGAACGCGAATCAACTCATACTCGAATACGATGGGGACGTGGGGATCAACGTAGCGGCACCTACGGCGCGACTTGATGTGCGCGAAGATGAGGCGAGCAATTACGTAGGGCGGTTTTTCAACGATGGTAATCACGCCAACCGCTGGGGAATAGCAATCGCCGCCGGGGCCGACAACGAGGCGGGGGACAACTACATGATAACGTTCCTCGCCGGGGACAACTCGACCGTGGCCGGGTATATCACGAACGATGACGGAACGCTGGAGATCGAGCAGGCTTGCGATATCAACCTCAAGCAGAACATCGTGGATACCGCGAAGGATTCGGTGGGCATACTCAAGAGCCTGAAAGTCCGAGACTTTGAGCGAAAAGAAATCCCCGAGGTCAGGCAAACCGGATTTATCGCCCAGGAGATGGAGGCGGTTCTCCCGGACGCGGTCCACGAATCCACATACACGGCTACGCTGACAACCGGCGCAACACAGACCGTGGAGATCACCAACGCAACGGGCGAAACGACTATCGAGGAGCGCTGGGTGTGGGACACAGAGGAGCGCACACTCAAGACGATCAGGCCGCTCAAATTGATCCCGATCTTGTGGGAGCAGAACAGGAAGCAACAGGAGCAACTCGACGCGCAGGCAATCCTAATCGACGACCTCCAGAAGCGGGTGGCGGCACTGGAGAAAACCAAAAGCGGCGGCTGAATGCTGATCCGCTGAAACGGAGAAAACTTATGGCAAACGAAACCACAAAACCAAACGGTAACGGACGGCGGCTGACCACAGTATTCGGACTCAGCGGGGCTGCAATTCTCGCCCTGATCTGGGTAACGTTCCTGGAACCGCGGATTGACACAAAGATCGCAGTCCAGGCCGCAACGATTACAGCCGTCCGTGAGGTCGAGCAAAAGTCGCTCTACGAGCAGTTGGGGAGGATCGAAAGCGCACAAAAAGATATGACAGTGGAAATGAAGGAACTGCGTGTGGACATAACGACGCTCAAGGTCTTGATGGGAAAGGATAGGGCAAGATGAGCGAACTTGTAAGAAATACTTACACGTTGAAAGGATAACGAGATGGAAACGAAACGGTGGTATCAAAGCAACACCATCAGATTCAACCTCGTGGTAATGGTCGTTGAGTCAATAGCGCTGGCCATTAGTATGGCTACGGACCTTGGTATCTCCGGGCAGATCCTCCCGTGGCTACTGTTTTTCCACGGGATCGGAAACATTGTTCTGCGACTGATAACCTCGAAACCCATCGGGAACGGCGAAGCCGAGATCATGGTCACGCCGAAACTCCCGGCGGGAACTCAACCGAACGGCGAACCGTGGCCGAAACCCACGGAGAAAGGATCGGATGCACCATGAAGAAAATCACAGTAGCAGTACTCGCAATCGCCCTGCTCGCGGGGTGCGCGAGTATGCGCGCGAAGAACATGACGGATCAACAGATCCGGGATCAGCAGGCCATTGTCTCGGGGGCCGGGTACGCGGTGGGTGCGTTCTACGCCTACTCCCTGGACTCCCGAGAGGCCCAGGTCGCGGCGGCCGACCGGATATATGCCGTGGCCGAGAAACTCACACTCACGAATACACTGACCCCTACGGACGAGGCCCTGATTCAGGCCGTGGTCGCCGGGGTAGACGGGGATCTGCGGGCCGCGGCTGAGGTAGCCGTGGGGATACTCGCCGAGGGCGCCACGTCCGCCGAGGATCGGGAATGGCTCGGCTGGTTTGTCCGGGGGATCTATCACGGCATGGCCGCGGTCGCGGGACCGGCTCCGGGAAAGACGATGCCAACAACAACCATCATGCCATATAAGGGGACGACGTTGGATACTATTCCCGACCCGATGATAGTGGACGATCTCACAAACGAAACCCTCTATCTGATCGGCGGAACGCTCGTGCCAAACGTCCAAACATACCAGATCGACGCGGATGGAAAAGTGACGATCCCGGCGACCCCGCCGGTCGTCAGGAAGGAGAACTGATATGGATCCCGCAACCGTAGGAATGATAACGACCCTCGTAGTCAAATTCGGCGCCCCGGTGATGACCTGGGTGTTCGCCAAGATCGGAATGTTGATCGACTCCGGCTCGACCCCCGAGGACGCGGCGCGCGTAGCCGTTGGCGAGGCCGAGGACTGGGCGAAGTGCCAGGCGGAAAAGGAAGCGATGCACGGATAGAACTTACCTCCTTTCCTTTCCGATGTTTGACCCGGCTCCCTCCCGCCGGGTCTCTTTTTGTCGTTTATGATTTGCACCGCCCCATAGTATCGTAACGGATAATAAGGATTCCGTTATTATCGTTTTGGGCTGTTTCCGTTAATAAGGGGGTCAAGCATTTTGTCGGACTCACCGGGATGATACCTGCACAAATGTGCACCCGTGCATGAAAAAGGGGGGTCCGGGTCCCCGACTCTAAATATTTATAGTCCGCAACTCCCTCAAATATCTAGGTTTATGGAAAAAGTGACGGGAGATTGAAAAATACCCTCTTGACAAATAAAATGTTATGGATATAATTATAGGCAGAGACAAGGGAAGGGAGAAAAGAGACCATGATTAAAACAATACCATTTGACGTTTTCAGCGCGGAGCCCATCCATCCCGTGCGGGATATTGCCAAGCGAGATAACCTTGTCGAATCGATGCTAGTCAATGGGTGGAACGGCCCTCCGTTACTCGTGTACACGTTGGGTAATGGTTGGGTGCTGCTTAACGGATCACATCGTTATGGTGCGATTATTGAGATCCAACGTCGCAACGAGCGGGGCGAGATTGATGATATTGACCTGGAGATCCCGATCTATGTTATTGACGGCGACGCACTGGAGGTCGATGAGGATTGGATCGGTCATACGGGTGATGACGAGGAGCGATTGGCGATACTTGATCGAGTCGATCCTGAGGCCGCCGAGATATTACGCCAAGAAATGGACTAACCGCCCAGCCCGGCGCCAGCCGGGGAAAAACCAGAAAGGAAGGAGTATTGCATGAAATCCGAGACCATAACATACTTACTCGACGATGATGGGCAACTCTGCGGCTCCATCGCCATCCGTGATGGCTCTCCGACTATACTTTGGCGCACAGGTAGGCGGCTTGGCTCCGAAAATCTTAATCTGCGCATCCCCACACCGCTACTCAAAGCGTTCGATGCCGCCATGTCTCGTGACCCACATCCGACGATCCGCACCCGCTCCGCGCGCATACGTCAACTGATCGCTGGATACATCGCGCGGCACGTCGAATCCACGCGCCGTTAGATCTAACCTACCAGCCCGGCGCCTCTCCCTGGGGGGCGCGGGTCCGGTCGGCTAGACCGAAAAATCAGAAAGGAAGGGAGAAAAGAAAATGACAGTAAAATCAGAGTACTACAACGCGGGGAACGAAGTGACCATCGAACGGTATCAGGGCCGATATCTAGTCTATGATACCGCAGGGTCGGATCATTACAACAAATTCGACACCTGGGCAGATGCGAGTCTGGGGGCGATAGCGCTGGAGGCCAACGACTTTGAGGGTGATCCCGGTGTTGAACCGCCTGATTGCGATTGGACAATGGGCGATTCGCAAAATTGGTTGGAGACAGAATAATCTAACCGCCCAGCCCGGCGCCCCTCCGGGAGGGGCGCCGGTCCGGTCGGTTAGACCGAAACGAAAGGGGAAAGAGAATGACACACGAAGAGGCCGTTCGGTTGGCACGCATGAACACGGCGATGAATTATTGGCCGGACAAAGGGGAACCTTGCTGGGAGGCAATAATCGCCCAGATGAAGCGCGACATTGAATATACAGTCACGGGAATTGCACGGCGCCAAGAAGCCTTGACAATTCTTCAACAGCGGAAGGAGGAATAGCATGCCCGAACGCAAACGCCGTCCAGGCCGCCCGCCTGGACCTGAGACGAAAGGCCGCCAAGTCCTGATCCCCGTGGATCTGGACAAAAAATTACAGGAGGAGATGACCCGCACAGGCAAGGGCCGCAGCGAGATTATTGCTGCGGCGCTGAGGAAGACACTCCTGGCGAGTTGATGATTTCGCGGAGGTGCGTCGATCATCGCTTTCCGGTGCCGTTGCAGATGGTACACCTGGTGCCGCCGGCACCATTACAGAAGGTGCAGCTCGAGTAACCGAGGCCCCGACAATGCTCGCATATGATTTGCGCGCCACTCCTGTAATCCCGCGCCCAGCCATTACTACAGTAGGAACAATCGTCTCGGCCATTTACGCAGATCGGGCAATCATCCCAACCGGTTCCCTTGCAGTTCCAGCAAGGGCGGGATGGGGAAGGTATCGAGACCGCGGAGGGAGAGACGGTGCGGGACTTGGAGGGTTGGGATGAGCCCTCTCGCGACGGATTGGTGGAGACAGGGCGGAATGGAGCGAGGATGTTTTCGATGGCGCCCGTGACGGTGTTCGTTTTTTCCTGGATGGCAGTGGCCATGGCGGCCCAGGACAATATGAAAACCAGGGTGACGACTATCGCGCCGGCAAGCATGTTTCGAGCGCCATGGAGACGTCGCTTGAAAAAGTACATGGGATAGATGATGAACCATAGGAGAATCAAGGCGATAAGCCAGGTAACCGGGCTCGTTTCTTTGAGATCGGGATCGCGACCGAACCCAAGGCGGCTGGCCTCTACGGCGATGAGAATGTCAGTGGCGATGATCGTTCCAACGACAAGGAGATTCAGTGTCGATCCGGGACTTTGCAGAAGATTCATCTGGCCGATCCAAAACCAGATGAGCAAAGTCGCGCCGATGGGCAAACAGAGGGCAATAATCCCAAGGGTCTCAGAGGGTTGAGAGTTTGCCTGCGAGGTCTCGCCTCTCTTCGGGATGGTCGAGAGGAGTTTGGCGGCTTTGAGGTTCGAGGGGTCGAGGTCGAGGGCGCGGTGGAGGGCTTCGCGGGCCTCGCCGATGCGATTTAGTTTGTGGAGGCATGCACCTGCGCCGTAGAAGCCCCACGTGCCGCCTGCCTCACGGAACAAAGCGAGGGCCGCCTCGTAATGATGGTCCCGGGCGAGTTGCTTGGCTTGGTCTAGAATATCGGTGTTCATCGTCTTGTCTCCTATGTTAACAAGTCGATCTTGCTTCCGGTGATTATAGCATGGGCGTACTGCTCAGTCACAGCCGTCGAGGAGTGGCCCATGTATTCCCGGACGTTGATGAGGGGTTCCCCCGCCTGGACCAGTCGCGTGGCGAATGTGTGTCGCATCCAATGGGGGGTTACGTCAGCGGGAAGCCCGGCCCGTTTGACGATCGTCTTCCAGGCGGTGCGGGGGTAGTACCGCCACTGGCCGTGGCCGGAGTTGCGCTTGCCCGAGACGAAAATATAGCCTTTTGGAAGTGGGTCCGGGAGCGCCTCCCGGATGAAGTGATGCATGGGAATGCGGCGGGAGTCCCGATCCTTCGGGATCCACGAGCCATTGGGTTCCAGCGTGATGATCCGGCGATCCGGGTCGAACCACGACCACTGGGACTCGGCGATTTCCCCGGCCCGAAGCCCGGCGTACAGGCCCAGGAGCACGTAGAGGTACAGGGGTCTGGAATGCTCCACCGCCGCGTGGACCAGTTTTCCGACCTGCAGATCGGAGAGAAACTTCGGATACCTTTTCGGGACCCGGAACAATTTGATTCCGATGCAGGCATTTGCCTTGACTATGCCCCGGCGAAGTCCCCAGTTCAGTGCCGCCTTGAGGTGGCGGATGATGATGTTGCAGGTTGCGGGGGAATGATTTTCTCGATATTCCCCCAGGAATCGTTCCAGTCTGTCGGTTTCTACCTCCCTGATTTCCAGATCCCCCAGATTTTTGACCAGGATCTTGAAAACCTCTCGGTCTTTCTCCACGGTCCGGCGTGCTTTTCTTGCGCTTCCCCACGCTGAGTACATCCTGGCAAACTCGACCATACCTACACCCCGGCGAAATCCAATCATCTCCCGAGACCTTCCAACACCACGAAAATCAGGACATGCGGCCCCAGCTGATCCGAAGTCCGATGCTCTATCCAGTTGAGCCACGACCGCGCGCTTTTCCATCATAACGCCCTGATTTTCCTAGTCTTGGGAGGTTTCGAGATCTCGATCCAAGCCTTCTCGAATGTAGAGTCTGACAAGATCACTGCGGCTTATGCCCCAGACGCCAAACTCAACGTTCTTTCGGTGTACCACTTCCTCAAGACGGATGACCCACGGCTTCGGAAGCCTGACCCCGATATGAATCGTATCTTCAGTTGAGACACTTTGTTCTAACATGTTAATCACCTCCCTTCTAAATTCTCTGATATGCGTATGTTAAACCATGTTCAACAAAAAAGCAAGGGGAATCAATTCTTTTTCGATTTTTCGCTTGACATACCATTCCACGGGGGGATATTGTGTGCTACACGATGGAACAGGGGGACACAATGAGAACAGTGGAAATGCACGGCCGCGTCGGCGTAAGACTGAGCGATGGAATCAAAGATGAAACCAAGGCGCTTATCAGACTGGTGAAGGAAACGGGTCTGACACCATCTGAAGTGGTGAGACGGGCCCTGCGGATTGCCACGCCTGATGGAGTCCTGAACGCCTATCGGACCCCAAAGGAGTAACCGCGATGATTGATGAGAATCTCATATCTTTCCGCCCACGGGCAGACCGAACCGACGTCAGAAATGAACTCCACTTGCTTGAACATCAGTTACACAGATCCCGAAGCCACATCATCCGCCAGTGTATCCGCCTTGGCGCCCGCAACCTGGAGGCGCTGATCACGCTCGATCACATAGCTGACAACCCAGGGGTTTCGACTGGCAATGACCCTCCCCCGGTCGAGGGTTCCCCACCTGGCGCGCCGTCTGACCCCGATGGCGCGCTCCAACTCGACCACCAAACCTGACAGTCCGGGGCCGGTCTTCTCTCTCCTTCTCCCGGCCCCGGCGCTTTTTACCCGGAGGTAACAATGAAACAGCCCATCCAGTTCCAGGGTGCCCATAGAAATTCAGGAACCCCGAGAAAAACGCGGGTTGCGGAGTACTCCCCCCTCAAGGCTATCCGACGTAACTGCAAAACCTGCATGGGTCAGAACCCCGATTCTAAGGGGGGTTTTTAGATGATTCGAGATTGCCAGATCGTCACCTGTGAACTGTGGCCCTATCGGTTTGGGACCAGCCGTCACTATAAGGACAAACAGGACTACTTGGCAGATAAGGACCGATGCAAAGCGCTGGCGGACGTACCCGTCGGTGAGGAACCGGAAGAATCATCACGCCCCGAGGCGTGAATCAATACTAGGGAGGAAACAGAAATGGAGAAAGTGACAGTAATTAAGGGAGCAGGTTACATGACCCTGACGGAGTTAGTTGACCTTCCATCGCATGATGTAATCGGCACAGTAGTCTTGCCAGTCAACTCGGACATCCTTGCGGTGCGATCCGAGCAGAATAGCAAACCAGAATGGAATGTAGAGTTGGGCGGATACCACCATGGACCTGTCTTCACGGCGATTGAGGTCCGCAGACCCCGTACGGGCGGGTCGACCGAACATGGACAATGCTTCTACGTGAAAATCTATTTTGTCCAGGAAACCCCAGAGCAGGTCTTGGCCCTGATGAAAAAGGCGTCTGAGCTTGCGGGAGGTACACGTGGGCTGGAACCCACACCCGAACCGATTGAACCCCTGATGTGCACCTTGTCCGAATGGATCACGGGCAGATTGGTCCGAAGAGGCTTCTCGGAGATCTGGGCCAAACAAGTTGCGCGACAACTTAAGGCCGACCCGGATCTTAAGCGATTCTGGTTCGACAGGGCCGCCAGTGATCTAATCCCAGCCGACAAGGCGCTCATCTGGGAACTTGCCGCCACTATCGCCCTCACAAGTCCCGCCCAAGTTTACATGGCGATTTTCAAAGTGCCGGATCCATTCGGCAAGTCCCGCCCAAGTTTACTCGCTGGTGAATCCACCACGCCCGCGGAGGAATAAACCATGTTCGGCTCACTGCAATTCGCAATCGTAATTCTCGCACTCGTGGCGGTCGTGGCGGTACTGATCGCCACCCTAAACAAATAAGAAGGAGGAACGGAAATGTATGAAGACAAGAGGTTGGTTATCGAGGTTCTGACGGTTCTCGAATGGGACACGAAACTCTGGCGGGTGATCCACCAGATTGGGATCAATTGGAAGTTCGTAGCGAGCAACGGGTTTGTGATTGAATCATTGGCATCCCCATCGAATCGGCTTGAGGGCGCGTGGGTTCGGGGATCGGGGACGGGCGCTGATAACAAGGCCAATCTCGTTCAGGGCGACAAATGGTTTGGTATGTTTCGCGAAGCCATCAGGGAATGCAACGAAGATTGGCGTCAACCATGCGGAATTATAGGCAGCAATCCGAACCTGGAGATCTTAGCATGAACCCATGGCGCCCGCCCATGTTCCAGGACCCCGGCCTGCCACCCGGTTGTGACGATCCGGGGGACAACGAGCCCCACAAACGGGGGGAGTGTGCAATCTCCCTGCATGAGTCTGACTGTTGCACATCCTGTCATACGCAATGGGCAAGCGGGGTGGATGACGACCGATTTGCGCGCAACGAGACGGGCCAACTCATCGAGTGCCCATATTGTACGGAAGAAAGCGAGGAAGATCATGTCGCAAATTGAAATCGAGAGGGCGGAACTCAATATTCCATTCTATAATTCAGATCTACAACTGGCACTTACTGGTTTAGGCCGGTGCGAGCGGGCGATCACTCTGCTGAACGAACACAATACGAAGTTACTTAGGAGGATCGACGCGCTGGAGCATCCCGCCGAACCCGCGCCCGCGCCGGAAAAAACGACGTGGACGAACGAGGAATTGAAAGAACTGATCGGTACGATGTCGCCCACCGCCAAGACTACAGAGCATATCCGGCATCATAGTGGCATAGGTGTCGTCTGGGACGGTTATCCATATTACGTCCATTACAACCTCGTTGTGTTTCAGATACTCGGCCCGGATCTCGTATCAACTGACTCGGCGCACGAACTGCAAACGATACTTTGCAATGCAGCAAAATCCCAAAGAACGGAGGAATAAGACATGAGCGAAGAGAGCGCATTGCAGTTAGAGGCACTTACCAGCCTGGCCGATGTAGTCAAGGACATGCGAGAGATTCAGAAGCTCCACCAGGAGCAGATTCATGGACTTATCGACAACAGTCTGACAAATACCCTCGCACACGAGGCCTTCCGACATTTGCATGAACTAGACCGGAAGGAACTCGAAAAGCACCGGGACAAGATCCTGCAAATCAACGCGGGCCAGCATATGCTGATGGACACCCTTAACGAATGCAGCGTTGTATTCAAGCGGATCGACGATGACGGCAAGGCAAACAGAATGGAAATCGATCAACTCGCCGGGCGGGTCAAGGACCTGGAAGACAAACTCAACGCACACACGGAAGGGGAAGGAGGAGAATTATGACGCTGAGAGGGAAGAAACCAGAACCGAAAGAACGCCGACTCAAGATGTTTGTCTATGGCCCAACCAACGCTGGGAAAACCACTAGGGCTATCCAGTTCCCTCATTCCTACATCATCGATACGGAGAGAGGGAGCAATGAATACTCAGAATCAATCAATAAAGCCGGATCCGTAATACTGCAAACATCCAGCATCGACGAGATCCGCCAGGAACTTTTAACACTCACTACGGAAAAGCATGAATTTCGGACGTTGATACTCGATCCCATTACGCCGGTTTATGAAGACGTTCAGGAAAAATGGACTCGCCGTTTCATCGAATACGCCAAATCGAACAAAGAACGTGACCTTCAGGATTTCGGTCCGCGCTTTTGGGGCAAGGTAAAGAGTGACTTCAAGGGCGCCCGACGGCTCTGGACCGGCCTCGATATGAACGTCATTGTCACGGCTCACCAGAAGGATATGTATGGCACTGGCATGACGAAGATGGGCGTGACTTTCGACAGCATGAAGGGGGACGATTATATCTTCGATCTGGTGTTTCGCGTAGAGCGACGCGGCACGGATACCATAGCAATAAAGGTCAAGGAAAGATCCGAACCGTTGACCGGCCCGAAGTTCCCTGATGAGTTTATCTGGACCTATGAAAACTTCAAGACGTATTATGGGGCCGACATCATCGAACGCCCGGCGAAACCGATTGCGATGGCGTCCCCTGAGCAGATAGCGGCCATTGCCAAACTCCTTGAGGTTGTGAAATTCGATGACGCCATGCGAGAAAAATGGTTCAACAAGGCCGACGTGGAAGACTGGTCGGAAATGACCGGGGCGCAAATCAATGGGTGTATTGAATATCTCAACAAACAGCTCAAGACGCTCGGAAATGGAGGCACACAATGAGAGGACGGATCACAATGCCAGAAGGCGAAACGCAAGCCAAGTTCAAGATCCCCGAGCCTGGGATTCACGACCTGATGATCTGCAAGACCATCGACAAAACTACGAAAAACGGAGATCCCATGGTTTCAATCGGCATGACTGTCATGGCCGGGAAAGACGCCGGTGCATGGGTCTGGGACAACATCATCTTCCCTGATCCAGGCAGCCCTGCCGAACGAATAGCCGGACGATCAAAACACTTTCTCCATTGTCTCGGACAACCGTACGAAGGCGAGATCGAATATGATTCCGACCGATGGTTGGACAAGACCGTTCGGGCGGAGATTTCCATCGAGAGGCCCAACGGATATCACAGGGATGATAAGCCGATTATCAAGGATTACATTCTCAAGACGACACCGGCGAACCCGACGGGGGAACAAGCACAAGCGGACAGGTCGGTTCCGCCGCCTGATGACGGGGATGACCTGCCATTTTAAGAAGACACGACACGACGCGACAGGACAGGACGGGACAGGACAAGACAAGACGAGCTAACACATCGGCGGAAACGAAATGAGCAAAGAGAAAAACGATAAGGAGTAGGGCATGTGGATCGAGGTTCACGGAAGTTTCGCAAGGCACCCTAAGGTCTATCGGGCGGCGCGCCTTTTGCGCGTTTCTCCCAACGAGGTCAAGGGTGTTTTGGTCAATCTGTGGCTCTACATGCAGGAGCATTCCCCGGAAGATTCCGACCTAAAATCCTTCGGAAATGATCTACTTTCTGATGTGTTTCAGGTCAAAAAGTCTCAGGTTTCCAAGTGGATTCGCGCACTTATTGAGTGCGGATCTGAAGGAAAGCCGGGGTTCTTGGAAGAAAAAGACGGACAGATAATCATTCGCAACTGGGAGCGGTACTCTGAAAAGTACCGGCTTTATAACCTCCGTAAACATAGTGACTTAGAACGTCAGCGACGATATCGAGAACGGAAGGTATCACATGAAACGTTACGTGACGAATCACGTGACATTAACGTAGTCGGTGACGTTACCGGTGACGCTGTTGTCACCCCCCCACAAGACAAGACAAGACAAGACAAGACCTTACCCCCTTTTATTCCCCCAAAAGAAAAAACCGTGACAAAACCAGAGCAAGATCCTCTTGAAAGAGTGATCGAGATTTTCGAGGAGGTCAGCGGTCAGCCGGCGATGGACGATGCGTATCACAACGGCTACAACGGCGTCGCTATATTCCTATCCGGGAACGGACATACCCCGGAGCAGGTTTACGCCTCCGCCCGGAACTACCTCGCGGCGGAATACCCGATCAACAAGAGTGTCGGCGGCTGGGGAAAAGATATCACGAAATGGCTAACCGGCCCGAACACGGTGACACCGCCGGAGGATGAGGATGCAGACCCCTACTCAGTCGATTCAATCGAAGGTAAGAACTTTACGCTGAAGGGCCGTGGCAACGAATAAGATGAACGCAGACAACATACAGATCGGCGATTACATCGAGGCCACTCACCGACTTGGCGGGAAACTCCGCAAGGTTACGGGCGTCGTCATTGGTAGGTGCAGAGATCGAGATGGGATATTGGTCAGGGGCCACCGATGCCCGCTGTTCCCCGGCAAATTTCTGTTGACGAAACATATATCAAGGGAGGCAAGAGATGAAACGTGAACAGATAGCAGTATTGTTCGTTGTAGGGCTTGGCTGCTTTTTCCTGGGTGCCTACGCTAGGGGGATCAAGCACTCAATGCACATAACCAGGGCGGACCCGGATGTCTACGTGGACGGGAGGATCGAGTGGGACACGCCGACCCCGACACCAACGCCGATAGACGCAACATGGTTTACAGATGCTGGAATACTCTACTCGCCGATATGTGCGGACAACGACGACGAAGCGATTCTCCGGCATCTTGCTGAGTCCGGGGAAATCTGCAAGGTGTTGGGTCACGCCTGGCAATTCCATCCTCACTTGACGCTTGAATATGACCCGTCACTTGTGGGGGAAGAGCAATGTTGGATCTGCAAGAAGATTCGGCAACGACGACTCGGAGACTGGGAGGAGAACTAATGGATGAACAAGTAAAACGGGAGATCGGTGACGCGGCGATAGTCGGGATACTCGTGAGCCTGGCGGCCACGGTGATATAGGAGGTAAGAGATGATGAGCTTAGATTACTTTGATGCATGGATGGCTTTAAGGTCTGAAAACGCCAAACTGTGCAGCACAATCGAAACGCTCAAGACCGAGAATGCCAAACTCCGGAAGCAACTCCCCGAGTGCGCGGCGGGACCGTGGCAACCGATTGCGGAACTCACAGTATTTGATAGGCGACAAATACTGATATGGGATTGGCGGGAGTTTATTGATAGTATAGCTGCAAATCCCGGAATAGATATTCGACGCCCTGGGACGCAGTTCTTCGCCGAGACCAAGCGACCCATGCCGGAGGAAGAGGAGGAAGACTGATGGAAACACCGAAACTTGATGCACTACTTAGAGCTCTTCGTGATGATGGAACGATTCTTGTTGAGGATCTTCTAGAGGATCGAGACATGGAATCGGTCCATGAAGAACTGAGCGCGCTCAAGGCGGAGGTCGCCAAGCAGGACTTGCTATTCCAAAGTCTGACGCCGGGCGGATCGGAATACGTTGGCGATCCCGAACGATGCGTCGCTTATGCCAAGGACGTTATAAGAAGCCGATACGAGTGTATAGTGACCCTGGCAAAGCGGGCGAAGAAGGCAGAGGCTGAGATCAGGCGCTTCGAGGAGGAGAATGCCGATCTACGGGAGGATGCGTCCATTGCAGTCAGGACGCTCAATGATCTTGGGATTTCGCGGGCTAGCTACAAGACCGATGCCGAGATCCTACGGGCCAAGGTTGCCGAACTCCAGACTCGACTCACCAGGTGCGCGGCGGGACCGTGGAACAACAATATGTCTGAATGTATAGCATTTGTAAATACAGAGATATTAATACAAGCACCGTGGGGGATTTCGCATGCTATTTCTATTGGTGGCGGCGCGATTCGGACACGGATGGGCCTCTTTAACTTGTCAAAATGTGAAGCATGGGCGCAGATCCACCCGTATACGCCGGAGACAGAGGAGGAATCCGATGATTAACGTTGATCCGGAAGAACGACACGACAAACCTCTCTGCGACTGGACACCAGAAGATATCGAGGACGAATTCGGCGCATGGTGGTACGTAACGCAGACGCCGGAAAGTTTAGTTGAGGCGGCTCGGGCGGGTTTCATGGCGGCTCTGGAGACAGTCGCAGTATTGCCCACCGGATAGAAAAGGAGGAAGGTCGATGAAACAGAGTAAGCAGGAAAAGAGACTGCGTAACCAGATTGGTATCGATCTGTGGAAATGCACACGCAGGTTGAGGAATCTCGAATCCCAATTCTATTGCCGTCGCGTTTGGAATATCCCACTTGTTCTAAACTTGATCGAGGAAATCGGCGAGTTGATCACGGATATCGAGGAGTCGCAGGAAGACTACGATGACTAAAAAAAAGGAGGAATCGGATGCAACGGATACTGCGAGCGATAGGTAAACTTATCTGGATTCAAGACACAGATTGGCCGATGACTGTATGGGCAAAGCGTCTGTTCTATGTGGTATTTGGGATGGTTCTTGGCCTTCTGCTACTGACTCGACGATGCGATGCCGAGGTCTTCTTCTCGGACAACTTCGACAGCGGCACTTTCGCACAGGGATCGAATTACAAGGATGTTATCCTCGATCCGGCTCACGGTCACGGCGGAACCGGCTACGCCATGCGAGGCGAGTATAACTTCATCGAAGATCAACCACAGTTCAACGTCGATCCAGGCAGGGATGAGTACTATGTGAGATATTACATCTTTTACGCTGCGGGTATGCGGTACTGGTCCTGCAAGATTATGCGGATGGGTTACTGGAGCGCGACGGAAGCCTATTCTGTCAACGTGGGCTGGTCCTGCCTCGATGGAATTAACGACACGGGTATGATGTTTAATATCCGTGGAACGACTTCTGACACTTACGCTGATCTATTTTGGAAATGCACGGATGACCTGAATTCTTGGGCGGACCAGTGGTTATGTTTTGAGTGTCATATCCGACTGAATACGCCCGGCGAGAAGGACGGGCAACTGGAATTCTGGCTCAACGATAAGATGATGTTCACTCGGCGAGACTTGAATATCCGTGGGAACATCGACAAAAAACCATACTATCACTGGATTTTCGGAAACTACTCGAACGGGATAGAGGGGACGCCGATCCCCGGAGCACCGCACTACGTGTGGATTGACGACGTGGTGTACTCGACGGATTATATTGGGATGTTGCCAGTTAGCACTACGCCTACGGAGTCGGCGACGAGATCACCGACAGTGACTGCAAGTCCGTCGCCGACTCCAACAAGGAATCCGACACCTACGCCGACGCTGACAATCATGCGGACGTCCACGGGCACGCCGATGCCGACAAAGATGCCGGTACCAACGCCGAAACCGAAGGGATGGGAAGTCCCTACGGATGAAATAGAGTTTGTCGTAATCCAGTATCGGCGATCTGACGGAAGTCGATATTGGTGGAGATTCAAACCATGATCCACGCGCGAAAGAAACCAATATTGGTAGAGGTTGAAGGGCCGCTTGAGCATTATCGTATAGTTATTACGGCGCACGGTCCGATCTTTGTTGACGCAGGTAACTATATTGTGCGCGATCCGAACACAGGAGACACCTGGCCGATTAAGGCAGATATCTTTGCCGCTACGTATGACATTGTAGACACACCGGCCCCCGCGCCGGGAAGGAGATAGAAGCAATATGAAGATGACATATCGCAAGGCATTTGAAATTCTTGCGGAAGCATCCATTAGGGATCTTGTCGGGTCTGGATGCGGATATCATTCCATACCATCTCCTAAGGTTGGATGCGAAGTTGTTGAAGCGATTCGATTTATCGGCAAGAAGGCATGGGGAACTGAATATCAAGACTATCGAGTTCCAGGATTTCAGAGCATTTCGGGTGAATACCTAGACACACCGGCCCCCGCGCCGGGAGAGGAGCAATAGAATGAAAACAAAGCTTGACGAGTATAGCGAGACATTCTTCCTGGAGTTATTACCCGAATCCCAAGAGGATGAACATATATTGGTGCGATTCGGCCTCAATGCTACGAAGGAGTTAAAGTTCGCATCCGTCATCGTTATGGAGGATGACACTGTAGCGCAGATATGTATCTTGAAACGGAAGCGCCCATTAAACAGTTTGGATCAGGGCAAGGTTACATAGACCCCGGCCCCCGCGCCGGGAGAGGAGCAGAACAATGACAGGCCAGAATGGTGCAACAGAAAGAGAAATGGTAACACGGGTATTCGCGCTCGAATGGGACAAAGGACACGGGCCTTTGTGGATGAATTCGGATAACCTGATGAGCTGTGTACCCAAGGGCATCGAAGCTATTACCGATGTTACGGACGACCAGCCCGACAATCCCGGATTGCACGAGCGAAGAGTGCGGACAAATTAACACCGTAGTGGCTAAGTCCCGTCAATCTTAACCTGCGCCCGAACAAATGGGCAAAGGACGGTTGGCAGTTGAAAGAAATTCTCGTTAGACCGGACGGGCGGATACTCATTGTGTGGGAAAGAACACAGTAGCCCGGTGGCGCAAACGACAGACGCGGCGAAAGCGCTGGGGAATGGAAATTCTAGGCACTCCGTCCCCAATACAGGTTCAAGTCCTGTCCGGGCCCCCAACACAATAGACACCGGCCCCCGCGCCGGAAAAGGAGCAGGAAGATGAACCAATTATGGTACATATGGAAAAGGACTGGCGAAGTACGTCCGCCGATGAGGGATGAAATGTTCCTTGGAAGTAAAGGTAATATAAGACGTGCGTATTTCAATTTCACAGAACAAGCATTTCCTATATTGACAGTTGAGGAGGCAACTATTGACTCGATAGCCCACGAAGGAGACCCCTGTATTCATTGCGGGAAGGAACACGACGAAGTCAAAATAGGTCCATGCTTGGGCAGGTGCGTTGCCGCAACTCAAATCACGGCGACGGAGAAGCAGTAGAAGAGGAACTCGAAGATCCCAATACATTCACGCGCCGCCTCTACTATCGGGTGACGCTGAGGCGGAGACCATAACACCGGCCTCCGCGCCGGGAAAGGAGTAGAAAGATGAGGCGTAAAGAGATATATGTTGGGCCAGATATCTTTATCGGGCGTATTCATGTCGCGCGTTATGGTAGGTCAGGCACAATCGAGGGAAGATGGTGGGACTATATTGGCGAATGGTCCAAAGCGTTATGGTACAAGATCAGGATCGATGGGATCGATGGATTATGTGACGTACAGGCAGCAGACATACAACCGGCCGACGCGCCGGGAAAGGAGAAATAGCATGTGGTGGACAATCGGAGTCATAGCCGTGGTAGCCATGTGGGTATGGATGTACGCGGTGAGGCTGTGTATCAGTGGACTAACGGATTGCCTCAAGATAATTAAGATCCGTCTTGACATTATCGAGTCCCGTTTCGACATAACCCCGCCGGACGATGGGGCGGATACCAAGGAGGCCTATGATGCAAATTGATCCAATCACCAACACTGTACCAGTTGATCTTACGAAGGACGAACTGATTATCATCTTCAACGTTCTGGTAAGAGAATTAAATGAAATAGGAGATTTTGCACCTAACGTACTTATAAGGTTATGTGCCAAAATCGCATTCGATCTACAGGGGGCTTACGATGCCGACTGATAGAAGTACGCTCAAGTGGAACGAACCCGGTGAGACATGGAGGAACGATGAGTAAGCCATTCTATACTGCCAAGGATATCCTTGACCTATTGGCACAGAAGCATTCCGGCGACGTGTTTGTTCCAGAGTGCAAGGACGGACCGACGCAGATGTCTACGCACCTCCGGTTGGACGCCCTGACCGTCCGTCGATCTTGGGCGCACCAGTGTGTTACGGGATATGAGATAAAGGTGTCGAGGTCCGACTTCCTGAACGACCAGAAAGTCCCCGAATATCTTCCGCTGTGCAATGAGATGTACTTTGTGACTCCTTCTAAACTCGTGGCCCCCGAGGAGGTCCCGGAGGGTGTGGGCTTGATCTACGTATCGACAAACGGCACTAGACTCTATACGAAGCGAAAAGCGCCGTACCGAAACGTTGAGATACCAGACTCTCTCTGGAGATATATCGTTATCTGTCGCATGGAGGTAAAGGATCGAGACCCACAGCCTCGATCTAAAGCCGAATCATGGAAACGTTGGTTGGCAGAAAAGGAAGAAGATCGGTATATCGGAGATCAAGTATCCCGGTCGTTGCAAAAGATCGTCAAAGAGCGGATCAACGCGGCTGACGATAACGTTTGGAACATGAAGCAACAGATTCAGAAGTACGAACACTTTAAGCATGTACTAGACGAACTTGGGATATCAACGTTGCGGGCGAGCGAATGGACAATTCATAGCCAGGTAACGGTCGCTCTGTCCAAAAAGCCGGGCATGATGTTACTCGAACGATTAAGAGATGCCAGGAAGGCGATAGATCAATTCATGGCAGAGATGCCGAAAGACCTGGAGGAACGAACATGACCGAGACAACCCGAATCATTCCTATGGGTGAGGATGATCCCTTTCGCCAATATGGGAATTGTTACATAGTAGCTGTGAACGAGAACCCGCTCCAAGTCCCGCAGACCGCAACCGATGGGGTGGCGGCAATATTCGGCAAGTGGCCGGGAAATGAGACCGAGGAGGAGCTGCTTGCTGCTCTCAAGCGGCACAGGGATGGTATCAAGGAGGCCGATGATGCCTAGATTAGTCAGGGCGTGGGCATGTCAATTCCGTTGTGGCTATAAGGTCCAAACCAGTAAAGTTCGGATGAAAGAGCATGAGGACTGGTGCTATATGAACCCTGTGAATCGCGCTTGCAAGAGCTGTGGGCGATATTTGCTTCAGGAATCGGATGGATCGGAGCCGGGCGGGTCTTATTGTGATGAAGATAACCTAGGGGGTAAATTACGACAAGATTGTGAGAAGTGGATTCCAGAGAGCGAAACGGAGGCCGAAAATGCGTAAGCAAATCGTGCCGGACATAATCCTCGGGATCGACCCGGCGACCGCGAAGCCGCTGGGGATCGGGCATTATTATCCGCGATCCAAGACGTGGTACTCGGAACTGGTGGAATTCAGTTTCATCGACAAGTGGTTAGAATATGAATCATTTAACGGCAGGGACCGCACGGATCTTAGAACTCTTTTCGCCGTAATCGAAGACTATCCGGACATCCCCCGATTCAGGGCATGTCTATCGGCAGCACGTGCGGTCGAGCGTGCAATCAAGCGAGTGTTCCCAGGTCGGAGATCGAAGGTTAGACGTATCCTGCCTCAGAGCTGGCGCAAGGCCATGCTCGGCAAGGGGAATCTTCGCAGGGCGGATGCCGAGGTCGCAACATTGCAACGGGCCCGGCTACTCATACCCGGCATAACGAACATTGACGAAGCGACCGGACTGCTCCTGGCTGAGTACGGCGTGGACCTTGTGAAGCGCGGGTTGCCGCTGGAGACGAAAAAGGCGAAGGGAAAGCGAGGGAAGCGATGAAACTACTAGACGCGGTAAAAGCGGGGAACCTCGGCGATACTGCCATGCTGGTGGGATACAACAGCATTGACAAACTACGTGAGGCATACGAGTGGGCAAGAGATCGTCACAAGTACGACATGCAGGACATGATTGCTAGATTTATCGTTGGCCGCACGCTCTACGGGGAACGTTTGGGTCAACACCGGAGGGATGTCTGGCATATCATGTTGGAGTTGAATAGTGAGGAAGAGGCCCACATGCTGATGCTATCGCTTGCGGGCAGCATTGCGACCGTTCGAGCAGAAGGCGATCTCAAGATCTGTTATCGCCTCCGAAACCGGATCACGAGACTGATGAAAAGGATGGAATAGCGATGAGCAGACAAGTTGCAGTAAAGATTGAAACAGCATGGGATCACGGTGATCTGTGTGATCCTTCGTGTGAATGGTGTGAGTGCAAGGGCGGACAGAAGACCCCCGCCTATTGTTACTTGTTCGGCGTCTCAATCAACGGGTGTCGGCCCGCCGAGTGCATTGAGGCTGAGAGGGCGATGCTGATTCCGTCCCAAGGAGGTCGTGAGAGGGCGATGCTGATTCCTTCCCAAGGAGGCCGAGAAGCATGAATAAATCCCACCCATTCCCGAGACTCGATACGCGATTGGCCGTCGTGACCCCCGAGGTGCTGGCGAGCAATCGCATGGCGTGTTCACCGGGGTGCCAGCATACGCACAAATTAGAGGGGTGCCGACTGTTCCACGTACTCACGCCTAAGGGGATGCGTTGTGCGCCGTGCAAGCGGCTATTCGAGGCGATACCCGAGGGGGCGCGATGACCGAGCGCAACAAGATCATCTGCGGGGATTGCCTTACGGTCATGGCCGGGATGGAGGAGAACTCGGTTGAGGCCGTGGTGACCGATCCGCCGTATGGGTTGAAGTTTATGGGAAAGCAATGGGATCATGGGGTTCCCGGTGTTCCGTTCTGGACCGAGGCGTTGCGTGTTGCGAAGCCGGGGGCGCACTTGTTGGCGTTCGGCGGGACCCGGACCTATCATCGGCTGGTGTGCGCGGTCGAAGATGCCGGGTGGGAGATCCGCGATACGATAGGTTGGATATACGGTTCGGGGTTCCCGAAAAGTCTGGCAGTTGACAAGAGCATCGACAAGGCGGCGGGGGCGGAGCGGGAAGTGGTGGGAACGTATCAGGGCGCGACGAACATTGGTAAGAAATCAGAAGGCAAATTGGGATATTCACCGGGGACTAATTATGGCGACGTAAACACAACAGTCAGTATTTCCGCGCCCACCACCGAAGCCGCGAAGAAATGGGACGGCTGGGGAACGGGCCTTAAGCCGGCCATGGAGATGATAGTCGTGGCGCGGAAGCCCCTGATCGGGACCGGCGCGGAGAACGTGTTGGAGTACGGGACCGGCGCGATCAACGTGGATGGGTGTCGAGTAATCGTAGGGAAAGGAAGAGAGCAGCAGCAGCAGCAGGGCCGAGATGGAGCATTAGGTCCGGTTCCGATTTGTGGACCGCGTAATGCCGGGAAAATACATCCAACAACTCAAGGTCGGTGGCCTGCAAACCTGATTCACGACGGGAGCGAAGAGGTTGTGGGGCTGTTCCCGGACAGCAAGAGCACAGGCGGACAGGCATCACTCGGAGCCTTTCGGAATGGTGACGTGTATGGTAAGGGAAAAGATATTCGAGAGAAGCGAGATCCCGGCCTTGGGGACCAGGGCAGCAATGCGAGGTTCTTCTATGCGGCTAAGGCGAGCAAGAAAGAACGTGGAGAGGGCAATAAACATCCTACCGTGAAGCCCGTTGCTCTTATGCGATATCTCTGTCGTTTGGTGACACCTCCCGACGGGCTGATTCTGGACCCGTTCTGTGGTTCGGGCTCGACCGGCGTTGCCGCCCTGCGCGAGGGCTTCCGGTTCATCGGGATAGACAAGGAGCCTGAATACGTCGAGATCGCCCGTGCCCGGATCGAGCGGGCCCTGCATATCAAGGGCAAGCCACGGCCGCAACCGAAACTCACCGCACACGCAGCCAAACACGCCGAACCCTCGCTGTTCGAGGGACTGGAGGAAAGAGATGGATAACATACTAAATCAGTGCATGATGAGAATCGAGAAAACTACGGCCCGATGGACGCTTGAGAACAATGACAAGGGCCGATTGTGGGTTGATATCGAAACGTTCTGGGAGATATGGAAAGACAGCCGGTTTGTTCCGCACCGGACTTGCATCGGAACGGAACAGGCAGACTGGGGCTGCACGTTATACCAACCTACCAAGCGGCTGCTGAGGATTGCAACCAAGGAAGTGAACACCAGTATATTCGGCCCGTTCAAGACAGACAAGGGAAGATGGTTCCGATTGAGCGCTATCTTCCCAAGGTATATCGGGAGGTTCGTTGTGACCGAATGCGAGTTTAATCCCTGGCCCCGGCCAGTTATGGTGGACTGCATAGGCATAAACGTATTGCGCCGAGAAGAGGAACGCTGATGGGTGGCCGGGAAGGCGTTCGGGGCCTCGGGGGGCATCCCCCGCACCAGGAGCTCGCGGCGGCCGTGATACTGCAGGCCGTGAAGGACCTGCGGATCAGGAGGCGCCATCGGAAACCGACATGGGATGAGGGCGATCCGGCTGAGTTCCTGGCCGGCAGGCCGCCGTATCACAACATATTGGAGTTCTGGAGTTGGCTGGCGGGTGTATATCCCCCGGGGGTATTAGGTATACTCCATGATCAAGAGGCAAAAAAATCTGTGGGTAAAGGAGCAAGATAATGCTGATGATAACAATCGGACTTGGATTCGCACTCGTAAGTGGCCTTGGGTTGACCTTCTACATCGAATGGAAGCAGGGAAAGCATCGCAAATGGGCCGAGAAAGAAAACCAGCGCTTGTATGACGAATGGGAACGCGAAATGGAGTATGCCAAGGCTCACGGGCTCCCGCCTCCATTCCCTCCCAACCGAATTTATATCCCATGATGGTAGTTCACGAAGATCCCCCCGAGGGTATTACAGGGGAGAGTGACAAAGAGGGCAAAAAAACTACGGACGGAGGCCAGGACAATGAAACCATGTAATCGTGACGGATTCTATCTAATCGCAACTCATAATAAACGGGAGGAGTGGAACGGAGATCCCGATTATTTTTCGGAATGGACGTTTACGAACGGGCTCTGGCTATATCGCAACAGAGCATCGGCTCAGAAAGCGTTACTAAGGGTGGAGTCTGTGACCAAAGCTTGGGCAGAAAGGAGAGGTCGAGACTATCGCACCTGCTGGCGATGGGAGATTGTAGAGCTCGGCATTAAGTCAGGTGGAGCGCCTGAGACCCACCCTCAAGCGCAAGCGCCCGATCCTACACCCGATGTCTCACAACCTCCGAACCCACCCAAGGCAGGAACACAGTCCGAGGACCTGCCTAACTATACTACCCTTGCAATCTAAACCCCTTGTCCCCCAGGGGAGAAAGGGAAGGGGGGGACTATAGGGGGGGATGGGATAGAGGGGATTATATACTATATGTAATACTCTATCTCTTTACATAACTACATAGTAGACACATCTCAAGGATATGATGTAAGGACCTTTATAACCTCAACACTCAACCGACAGGATCATACTGAGGACATAGTAGAGCTTATTTGTCCTTGAGAGTTATCAATAACCATTATTGATAAGAAGTACATATCTGCGAGCATCTGATTAGTGATCATAGGGTCAGTAGTATTAGAGTATACCGTAAGATCTTGTAATCACTAGAGTTATGATTACAATAGGGAGAGCACTGTATCTCACGTGCTACTCAGGAGCTACTATCAGACCGAGAATCAGCCCGGATACGGGCACCATACCCCCCCTGGGGGATGGGACCCAAAAGGTCACACTCCCGAAAAAGCAGGTCTTGTGTCATACGCATATAAAATACAGAGTCAAGGTATATTACTGTAAGCCTATGAATCACGTATCCGCGGGGTTGTTGTGGAGATTGGGCGGGTGGGGGCATGGATTGATACCCCTGAGGGGTTTCGTTTCATTCTGCCGCAGCATGGATGGGGTCCCTGAGATTCTAGGGGCATTGTGGAGAATGAAGGCAAGGTCCCGATTCAAAATATAGAGTCAATGTATTTATATTTACAAGGAGATAGACCAGATGGAGGGTGGGGCGATGTTGGTGGCGAGGAGGACATCGGCGCCGATACAGAGGGTGGTGAGGTGATCCCCGTGTTGGCCTTCGTGGGCTCGGGTGGATCGGATACGGGGGACCTCCAGGCGCATACCGTAGGAGCGGGAGACAATACGGGCGCTTCGGAGTTCGGCTTCGAGGGCGGGGATGGGGTAGGAGGCGATCTGACGTTCGCGGATTGCGCCGACGAGAATTTTGGTGGCGCGGTTGATATTCGGCCCGACGAAGTTCCAGGCTTTGATGGGCAAGCCGCGTTTGGTAAGGCGCTGGATGGAGCCCTTGAACTGATCGGGGTCGGCCCAGACACTGCCGCCGAAGATTTTCCAGGCGTTGACCAGCCAGTCTTCCACGCTGTCGATATCGACCTCACGCTGGAGGCCGGTGCGGCGCTTCTCGAATTTCCGCATGTTGCAGATGCGGATCAGGTCGCTGCCGACCTTGCGGCCGAAGACGGCGGCGACCGTCGCGTCCCCGGTCAACCCGAGATCGAGGGTGATGGTATAACGCCAACCGGCCTGGGGCACCCAGGTCTCTTGGAATCCGAGCTCCTTGCCGCGCAGGAATATGGCATTGATGTCGGCCTCGGTGAGAGCGCTGTCTTCGGAGTCCACCCACTCGTTGAGAACCAGCCGGCGGTATTGGGCATCGGTCGTAAAATAGCGCTTCATGCGTTCGAGGTAGGCGTCGATGTTGCCGGCGCGGTCCTGTTTCCAGGAGGCCCGGTTTACGTTGGAGTGATAAAAGTGGAGGTCGCGGTCCAGGTCGGGATCATCCTGCCAGGCAATGCCCCGCTGCCAGAGATCGTACCAGACGTTCCCCTTCACTTTTTGCCAGCCGAACCCAGCGTAGGAGATGACCATGGTGAGCGGTTCTGTCCGGGCGGGACTCTCTTTCGTGGCCTCCCACATTTCCGCGTCGGGCTGATTCCACATTTCGTCATACACGGTCAGCGTCGGATTGAGGCCGTGGGCGGAGAAGGCTTCACGGGCGAGGACCCGGTAGACCCCCGCGCGGGTAGGCGTGTCGACCTCGATTGCGTTTTTGTAAATTTTGAGTTGCTTTTCCTTTCGCATGGCCTGAGCGAGCGGAGAGGAGATGATCGCATTTTTGACGTTCTTGAAAACGAGCGCCGCCTGGTCTTTCGTCCCGGCGCATGAGTAGATCTCGGGGGAGGTGTCCCAATCGAACATCAGGTCGTACCAGACGGCCGCGGCGGCCATGGTGGTCTTGCCCTCCTTGGCCGGGACGCTGATTATGATCAGCCGCTTGTTGCGTTGCCCCCGCTCATCCACGTTGTAATACGTCGGCTTGATCCAGTGGTCGATCTGCCAGGGTTCCCATAAGATCGGAACCGCCGCCGGCTCACCCCGCCGATGTACGTAGAAAGTCTTCTGCGTGGCGTCCAGGAAATCAAACCGCGCCCCGGAGCGCAATATGTCCAGCCCCTCCAGCGAGGCCAGCGAGGCATCGTCTTCTTCTTTCACCCGGAAGGCCCGCTCCCCGTCGCGTAGAAACCGATCAAGGTCCCCCTTGCGAATCAGCCAGCGCTGGCCGACCCGCTTCCACCCGCCGAGCTTCAGCCACTTGTATATCGTGGCATGACTGACGTTATACTCTTTTGCCAATTCCAGGGGAGTCATCCACATGTCGCCGTGCGTGCCCATGCTCATAATGTAAACCTATTCGATCCACAAAACAATAGCCGAATAGCTGTTATACAAAATCGGTGCATGTAATACAAAAAATGCGCGAAAAGTATTAATTAGACGCTTGATCTGTGCTTATAGTTACGCGCGATGGTAGAAAATCAATCACGTTTGCGCGGGATATGGAACGCCGTTAGAGGCCGGGCCCATGTTATACATCCTGATCGGGGCTCCAGTGGCAGTCTCTTCAGCACCGTCACGTTTGACGCGGCCCTCACGGACGACTGGGTGCTCAACACTTACCAGGATCACCCCTGGATGCACAGTTCCCTCCGGGTCCTCGCCGCCCTGGCCTCCGCAGTACCCTGGCGGGTCAGGCGACGGATACCCGAATCGGACGGCACGACCCGGACGGAAATTGTCAACGATCATCCTATCCCCGCGCTGATAGCCAACCCGAATGAGCATTGGACCCAGCATGAACTCATCGGCTATACAATCATGTATCAGGTTCTCTGCGGCAAGGCCCACTGGTTGGTTGAGGGTGAGGGAGCGGATAGCGAGGAGACGACGATCTGGCTGCCCCACCCGCAACACATGACACCCGTTCTCGACCGCAAGCGCTGGATCTCGGGCTGGGAATTCAGGACGAGTAAAGGGGAGACGGTCCTCTATTCCGTCGAAGAGATTATGACGGTCTGGGAGCTGAACCCCGGCAAGGACCAGGATTCCCAGGGGATCGCGCCCGCGAAGGCGATGCGAACCAGCCTCCGGCTCGACCAGATGTTGCAACGGTTCCACCACCAGGCCCTCAAACTCGGCACCCGCCTGCGCCTTTGGCTGTCCACCGAAGAGACGATGGACGATGTACAGAAGAAGCAGGTCGAAAACGAAATCAAACTCATCATGGGCGGCCCGGAAAATGTCGACCGCATGTACGTCGCGCAAGGCACAATGAAAGTCAACGAGAGCGTCCATGCTTCTCAGGACGCCGACTACCCCGGACTCACGCAGCAACAGATACAGATTCAGAGCGCCATGGTCGGGGTCCCCCCGGTATTCCAGGGCCGCACAGAGGGCGTCACATACAACCAGGCGGAAAAACAAGAGGTCGTGTTCTGGATGTTATTGGACGTGTTGCACCTGCAACCGATCGCAAAGGCGGCCACGAAGTTCTTTCACGCGCGCGGTTGGCTTGCGGACGATGAGGAACTGTTTGCCGATACGGCCCCGCAACGCAACGCCGCGCCCGCCGTTGCGCAACGCGCGCTCGCGCAAGGCCGCGCCCAGAACGTTATGAGCATCAACGAGGCGCGGGCTACGTTCTGGAATCTGCATCCGATTGCAGGCGGGGACGTGATAGTAACGAATACCGGCCTGATTGTTTTGCCGGATGGAACGATGACCAGCGTTAACGCGCTGTCGGTGAAACCCGATGGGGAGAACAAGGAGGAGACCCCGCCTGAGGAGACCCCCGCCCGAGAGGTCCCGGAGGTTCCCGAGAGGATGGAGGATCTGATTCAGTATGTGCGCGGGATGGACCCGGAGCGCCGGGCCTGGGTGCGCGCCTGGAATGAGCGGGCCGTCAATCCCAAACGAACCCTCACCGAGATCCATACCACCCAACTCAACACGCTTGCCCGGAAAGTACAGGCCGAGGTTGCGTCCGGTCAATACGTGGTAGACCGGCTCGTGGATTGGCCCACTGTTCGCGCGGGATGGGTCAGTGCGGTTCAACCCACCTGGCGCGCCGCCTGGGAGGATAACTACAACGCCACCCTGAAGACGGTCGGCGCGCGCGCGATGGTACTGGCGGGCGGCAACGGTCACAAGCATGTTTATCGGCGCGACTTGGAAGAGTCCATTACTAAGATCGTCGATGCCATGGCCGGACTGGTGGACGAAACTCTCGCCTCTCTAAAAGACGATATTCGCGACGTCATAACCTCCGGCCTTGGACAGGGATTAGACGCGCACGAGATAGCGCGCGGCCTTGCTGATATCGACGGGTTCCAGGGCATCCTTGAAGGCGACGGCGCGAAACTTACGCGCGCCCTCAAGATCGCGACAACTGAACTCACGGGCATAGCGGGCGACGCAACGCTTGCGGGCTTCCGCGAATCGGGCGCGGTCAAAACAAAGGAATGGATCAACACCAGTGGAAACCCCAGGCCGTCCCATGCCGCGATGAACGGCGAGACGGTCGGCATAGACGAATCATTTTCCAACGGCGGGCAATATCCGGGGGACGCATCCCTGTCCGCCGACGAAAGGGTGAACTGCTTATGCGTGCTCGGCGTCGGCGAACTCGCCGCTTAAAGGACACAAGGAAAACCGCCGGGGCTTATGAAATCCCCGGCAGTCAAAACCGGATGATTACGCCGGGCGCGCTGCCCGAACGGATCAACGGACAGATTAGAGGAATGCACCATGTACCGAATCTACACGCGAACGGATAGCATCGATCCCGAAAAACAGACGTTGCGTGACGTCCTGATGAGCACGCAGGACGTGTTGCTGGACGGCGTGGCCGTCCGGGAATGGGATCTTACCAGATACGGCGCCAATAACGTTGTGCTCTGGCAACACGGATATGAGGGCGCTGATATTTTCGGCCACGCCTTCCCGCAATTCGACACGGTATTGCATGGGGATATCCAGTTCCTTCCCGACGACCATTTGCCCGAAGCATTTCGCATCCGCAAACAGAATTACCTCGAAGGACATTTGCGCGGCGTATCGGTCTCCTTTCGAGAGATCAGCAGACTCAAGGGGAATGAGATCAGGGCCGAATTGATCGAATTGTCTCTTGTCACAATCCCGATGGATGCCAAAGCATTGGCCGGGGGGCGCATGTACGTTGACGCTGAGACGGACTACACCCTCCTGAATCGAATCGAAGCAATCGAACGACGCATGTCGTCGATGGAACGAGAACGCGGGTCCCGCATAGTGGACGAAATGATTAAGTCGCTACACAACACAGAGGAGTAACACCATGAGTAACCACACAATCACCGAGCAGGAATTCCGCAAGATCATGCGGGACAAGAACATCGCCGAATCGCAGTGGGCGCAGTATCGGGATGTGATGAACGTCGCGCCCGAAGCGGCGCAACCGAATCCCGAACAGGTGACGGTCGGGGTAAAGCAACTCGAAGACCTCAAGGAAGCTATTGCCACTCATGGCAGGCGCTTCGAGGAGATCCACGCCACGGCCAAGGGCGTCGAATCTAAGCTCAACGAGTACAAGGATGAGATCCAGAAGCGCGAAGCGGATCTCACCGGCCGTATTAAAGCGATTGAGGCGAGCGGCACGAAACAGCGGGCAATGGTATTCCCCGACGGTGAGAATACCGAGGACGCGGCCGCGCGCGACGTGATCGAAATGCACGCTATCCCGTTGATGATCCTTGCCTCTTGCCGCAAGGCGGATCGCAACACCGAACGGTTCCCCACTTATTCCGGGCACCTTCAGCCGGAGTTTGATCTGTTGGGGGGGCATTATGGGATCAAACCCGAGACATTACGCGCCGCGGCCGAGCAGCGTATGGCCCCGGCCGCCATGGCGATCCCTCCGCGTTTCCATGACCGGACTATGCAGGCTGCGGCGGATCGCGCTTACAGGCACATGATGAGCCGCGCGGTCAGCACATCGGTCGCCGGGTCCGGCGAAGAGTTTATGGAGACCGTGATGTCTGCACAACTCTTCCGGACTATCCGGTTGGAAAACAAAATCATTGCCAACCTCAACGTGATCGACATGCCCCGCGCGAAGATAGATTTCCCGGCCGAGGGCGCGGACTTCACCTACTACTACGTCGCCGAGAATACGAGCGATACGCCGACCGAGATGGGCAAAAGTACGCCGGGCACGGGAAACGTCACGTTCGAGGCGAAAAAGACCGGCGCGGCCGGGCGGTTCTCCTATGAGAGCGTCCGGGATTCGATCATCCCCATGGCCGGGTACTTCAACGAAAAAGCGATCAATGGTATGAACGCCAACCTCGAATATCTCGCCATGCGAGGCGACCGGGCAACCGGCGCCAACGCGAACATCAACAAAAACGACGGGACCCCGACTACCACGGCGGGCGCGGCCAGCGCCTATCTCGCTGTGAACGGGATTCACAAGTTCTGCATTGACGGTGTTACTGCCGGTTCCACGGCTCGCCAGGGTACGACTGCAGACATGGCGACGTTCGCCGAGGCGGATATCATAACCCTGAGAAGTGCCGCCGGCAAGTACGGCGTGATGCCTTCCGACTGCTTCCTGGTCACCACGGTCGGCGGGTACTTCAAGTTCTTCAATGCCACCAACTTCCCGAACCTCGTGACATTGGAAAAATACGGCAGCGCCGCAACGATTTTGACCGGCGAACTTGCGCGGATCGGCGGCATTCCAATCGTCGTGAGTCTCCCGCTTGTCAAGACTGAGGATGCACAGTCGGGCGAGTGCATTACTACAAGCTCGACTCTCAAAGACCATATCACCCTGATTCACCGGGCTTCGTATCTGGTCGGCTTTGCGCCGCTCAACGGGGCCTCCCGCGTCTTGATCGAAACAGACCGCAACATCCTTACGCAGATGAACGATATCGTCATCTCCGTCTGTCTCGATCTGGAGCAGGTACAAGCGCACGACGCGACGAACGGCTACTATCCGGCAGTGCTCGGATACGACATAGACTAAGAAAAGGACGGCGAAACGATGAAACAGAGAATGGTACTACTTTTCGCATGTGTGTTGCTCTTCGGCGGGGTCGCCTACGCGGCGGGTAATAATCCCACGAGTGCAACAAGCAACTACCCCGCCGCCCTTGACAGTTCAGCCGGATCGTATGGGGCGCTCGGGACAATCGCCAACACGGATACGGGCGAGGTGCTATGGGCCAATCGGGTCCAGAACATGATACTCGCCCTGGAAACTAAACTGGGACTCACCAACGGCACGACCAACCTGGACAACGCGCTCGACCTGGACGCGGCTGATGCGACTCTGTACGCCGCGAACATCGTCAACACCGGCAACGGCGGGGGCGTGCTGATTAACAATGCCGGGACCGGGAACCTGCTCGCCCTCCAGGACGGCGGGGTCGCTGTTGTCACTATCGCCAACGGCGGGAATATCATCGCCACCAAGTCGCTTGACCTGGACGATGGGGCGACCGATTCTCCCAGCCTGATATTCACGGATCAAACGAATGAAACCGTGACGATGACCAAGACCGATAGTTCGTTTCTTGGCATTACAACGGCTGCGGCTGACGGCGTAAATATCCTGGTGGGCAACCTGAAGGTCGGTAACGGATCTCCATCCCCGGCTCTCGACGGCGAAGACGGTTATGTTGAGGGAACGTTCGAGGTTGGCGGGAACGCCAAGTTCGGCGCGGAACTCAACGTCGACGGAACAGTCGATCTTGATGTCTCCGCTTTCAATCTCAATTCTACAGGCACTACGGTCGCGGCTATCACGTTGATTACGAGTGTCACGGGTGGAATTGACATCGACTCTGGCGCAGCTGGGATCGATATAGATCTCGATGCGGGTGGTCCATTGGCAATCGACGGTGACCTGGTTGTGATAGGCAACGCCGGTGTGGACGGCGGAACCGCCGACGGGGATAACGACCTGTTGGTCGTGGGCGTCGTCGAAGTAGACGGGGTTCTTGATCTGGACGGCTCTATCGACGCGGATGTTACGGCGATTGATCTTAACTCTAGCGGCACCTCGGCCACTGCCTGCAACATTACGACTACCGGCTCCGGCGGCGGCACTACTATCACTACCGGATCAGGCGGAATCAACCTGGTCGGGCGCGCCACCACGACGGACGGCGTGACCTCCGGGACCGCCAAGGTGATCGGCGGGCTTGCCTACTCTCAGGTGGCGGCCTCAACCGCAATCACAAATGCCACGACTATCGAGCAGTTCTTCGACAAGACCTACTCGGTTCCGGCCAACACTCTCAAGGCCGGAACGGTTGCCCATATCAAACTGGCAGGGATAGTCACAGGCGAAGCATCAACCGACACCCTGACGATCAAACTCTATATCGGCTCGACGGCACTGGTAACAACGGCGGCTGTTGACTCGGCAACCAGCGACATCTGGTACGCCGACGTGGATCTGCTGGTGCGTACAGCCGGCGGAAGCGGAACATTCGTGGCAATCGCAAACTACCAGGATGCCGACGCCGGGACCCTCGCAACCAAACGCGCCCTCACCGGGAGCACGGCAATCGACACGACTGCGGCGAACA